ATCGTGGCGACGATATCCAGGGCTGTGACGGCGGTCAGATCGGTAGTGGTGCCGTCATCTTCGTCGACAAGCTCATAGACTTTGCTGCGCCATGTAGCCTTGTTCGAGATGGCATCGACCTGGCCCATGAACATTTTCAGGCCCTCAAAGCTTCATATAGATTGTGAGGAGGCGGGTTGGCGCCAACGTCGCAAACGCTGTACTAGTGCCGCCCTGCGCTGTGCCGGTAAAGGTGCCCCCAGCAACCACGAAATCTGTGGTGTGGTTCACGCCGCCAACCGAGGCGTTCTCGATATCATCCACGACCTGGCCCGAGCCCCCACCCAGTCCAGTGCGCCAGTACAACGTGAAGGTTCGGCTGCCTACAGATCCCGCTGGCGTGTAGGGAGGAAGGTTTGCGGTGAGTAGCGTTTTAGATTCCTGCCCGCTGCCCTGCCCCAAGGTCGTTGGGACGGCCGGGCCAAACCCGGTTGTTGCCGTCGTCAGAACCCCGGCTGCGCTGTTGCCCATATCGTCGAGGCCGGCAAGCGTGCGGCCACGCCAGTCAGGAAGCGCTATGGTTTTGTTAGCAGCCCAATCCGCCGCCGCGGATGCGCCACGCCCGGTTGAAACCGTCAGGTTAGCGTCTTCAGTCCATAGGTATATAAAGAGGTCTTCGCAGTCTGCATTGGCCCGTTCGGATGCCCCGGATGAAGCCGATCCGATCGTTCTGCCGTTGGACCGCACAAATCCTGCAAGCGCGCCGGTCCCGTATCTTGCTTTTATGTCGCCGGTAGTGAGAACAGTCGTCGCGTCGACACTGGGTGGCGTTGCCGTACCGGACGATGCGCCGATGACAAGCAGGTTATCGGCAGCGACCTGCGTAACGCGCGCGGCGTTTTTCAGCACGATCTTGATTTGCCCGTCCGCTAGGTAGAACGGCGGGACCCGGCCCGCAGAGTCCAGTTCGATCGGGTTTGGATACGGCAGGGTTAGAGCCACGTCCTGATAGGCGGACTGCGGCGTCGTTGTGCCGGCGGCATAAAAGTATAGCAACCCGCCGCTCAAGGGCTCTCCCAATTCATCGAATTGCTGTGATAGACTGAGCGAAATTGAGCCCGCCATTGAACGATAACCCCATGAAAAAACCCGCCAGAAAGGCGGGTCTGTTGGTCTATTGCGTGGTCGTGTTTCTATTCGGCGTCTGGCCGTGGAATCTGTTCTTGCTCCTCGGCGCCGCTCGTCTGCATCCCGCTCAGAAGCTTGGCGGGAGAGACATTGAAGCCAGCGCTTTGAAGGTTATTCGCTAGATTACGAGACGCGAGAATTGCCCCCGCGACAGCTTGTGGCGTTCGGTTGGCCTGCAACTGTGCTTGCGCCTGGATATACTTCTGGGTTGAGCTTGCAAGTGGTGAACGCGACCTGACCAGCTCGGACAGGGCAGCGCCTGCCTTCGACGTGGCCCGCTCGCCAAGTATGCGTGCCAGCGTACCGGCTACGGTAACGGGGATGGTTGAACCGCCGCTGCCAACTGCAGCGCCCGTATTGAGCAACAAAGACAACCCGCCATCGACACCAAGTTTGCCAACAGTCCTGAGGGAGTTGCGGGTTCGAGTGCCCCGAACAAACTCCTCCATCGCCTGGATTTCTTCGGCAGAGTAACCGGCCGCCCGCTTGGGGTTGTCCAGGATTACCGAAATCTTCTGCCGCATGGCGTTTTCAGCATTGCCGCCCATACCAGACCTCGCGGCCTGGCGTTCGGCCCGCGTCAGTTGGGTATCCACCTGCTCGGCGCGCTTGGCAGCGCCCCAATTCTTGCCCGCGTCCGACAGAATATCGGCGGCCTTGGTGGCGTCGCCGGCAATAACGTCAGCCTGTGAGATGTTCGGCAAGTAGTCGTCTAGGTGCTTTTTGGCAACGCTGGCGGCAGCGGCCTTTGGCGTCATCTGACCAGTGGCGTCACGTTCGCGGGCCATGATACCAAGCGCCTTTTGGGCACTGTGCAGATCAGCAACCTTCACCGAAGCAACGCCCTGCCCTGGAATTAGGGCTTGGACCTCCTCAAAAACCGCCTTCTCCGGACTGCTCGATCGGTTGCGGTAGCCCTGTTGCACGAGGTCATTTTCAATCTTGGCAGACAGATTGGCTGTCGATTGCGGGTTGATCTCGACCGCCTCGACCTCCGGGCTCTTGTAGCCAGCACGGGACGCCGATTTCAGTTCCTGCACAGTCGGGGCAGCTACCTTTGGAGTCTTGACCGGAACATTCCGTCCGCCAACGGCAGACATCGCCGTGTCAACATCGCCCTTTGCCGTCTCGTAATCCTTCTGCCGGTCCCGCTTCGCAGCAAGCTCCGGTGCTATCAGTTCGCCCGCGGCATTGGTGGCGCTTTCCAGGCTGTGGCCCAGCACAGACCGAGCCGCTCCGGTAGCCGGAGACATCAGCAATTGAGGAACGCCAAGGACAGCCTTGCCCGTGGTCACCAAGCCTTCAATCGGCCCCTGCCCGCCCCGGTTGGCGATGCCCTTGATGTTGGTCAGCGCCTCGTTGGCCGCCCCCTTGACCTCCTTCGGGATGTCCGTGATAGCATCAGTTATGGATGGCTTCCGCGGCGCGAACTCGCCCTCGGTTGGATATCGGTCATCAAACGTCGGACCTTCCTGCGGCTTAGCTGCCGGTTCTGCCGGGATCAGATCGTCAAACGAGAGATCGACAGGCGCCTTAGCCCGCGCGCTGACGTCAGTGGATGGCTTTTGCCCCATCGCCCTGTTGAACTTCGCGCCATAGCTGTCTACGGTCGTCCCCAAGACATCCTTTGCGTTCGGATTGTTCATTCCCTTTTCGCCGGCAAACCAAGCCTTGGCCGCGCCTTCCGGTCCGTATTTTTCGGTATACTGGCCGAACTTGCCCTGAAAAATCTTGTCCTGAATTTCGGGGCTCGAAATAAACTCCTGCGGCGTGACCCTGCGGCCCAAAACCTCTTCAGACCACGGCCCGACGTTCGCGCTCATAACCTGATATTTGCCGAGCGCGCGGTCGCCCGTCCTTGTCGCAGGACCGATAGCCTTGTAGTTTCCGCCGCTCTCGATCGACGAGATCGCCTTGCCGTAGTCCTGCTGGGGGATCAAGTCATCAAAAGAAAGCTCGGCCATCAGAGACCATCCGGTTTGATGCCGGATTCAACAAGGCGCTTGATAACAGCTTCGCGCGGGGCGCCGCGCGCGATGGCGTCTCGTGCTCGCTGCAGCGGGTCGGAGGCGGGAGCTGTTGCGGCTGGCGACGCCGCGGTTTTCCCCTTCTTGCCTTCAACCCCAAGCTTTGAAAGATCGAGTCCATAAGCCTTACCGATGGCTGCAGGCTCATAGCCGGCCTCAACCATTGCACTCGCCTTACGCTGCAGCCCGGTTTCGATGATCGTCTTTTGGCGGGCCAGGTTCTTCTGGATGATGCCCGGATCCATACCGGGCGTGATATCTGCTGATTCGAACGCTGCGATTTCTGATTTGGTGAGTGCACTGCCGAATAGATCATTGCGGATCACGTTCTTGTAGCGGTCGTAGCCCTGCCACCAATCGGCGCCCTTCGCGACATTCTCGGGGACCATACTGCTCGGCAGGTTGCGCCCAGCCATATTGGCTAGTTCGCCTACAGCCTTTACCTTGTATCCGGCATATTCCGGCTTGAACGTTTCACCAAAGCCGGCCACCTGAGAGAACTTGCCACCCTCTTCCGAGAGTTTCGTAATGTCGTTGATCGACATATTGCGCGGCTTGGCCTTGGCCTCGTTGATCTTGGCGATGTACTCAGGATCTGCCGCTCCACCTGTGATCGGACGCAGGCCGCCGCCGGGGTTGCGCTCGAAACCGGGCGGCACCTTCTCACCGGCCAGTGTACGCTCCTGCAGCCTGAACGTTCGATCGGAGTTGCCCTGTGCCCTGACGGCCTCCTGCTGTCGGAACTTGCGGTCTTCCGCAGCTCCAGCCAGTTGCGAAATCCGCGCCGCGCCTTCCACATCTCCGGCACGCGTCAGGCCCAAAATTGCCTTCTGAAAATCCACCGTGCCGTCAGGGTTGTTGATATCCTGGAATGCCTCGCGCCGCGCGGCTTCCTTGCGCTGTCCGGCGATCGTGTCGCCAAGACCTGAAAGCATGGTGTAGAAGTCAACCTGTGACATCAGCCCCACCCGCTCCCGACCTTGGGAAATGCAGTCCCGCCGTAGCTGTCCCAGCCGGATACGCCAGATCCTCCGCCCCCGAACAAGCCGCCAGTCCCGACCTTGGTCAACAAGTTCGCGCCGCCCATCAATGCGCCCCAGAAGTTCGCGCTGGACTTCTCAGCCGCCATCGTGGCGTCTGCATTGGCATTGCCGATTCCGGTTTCTGTGCCATAGCCATATTTGGCTTTTTCTGATCCGACGCTTCCGGCGAGGCCGGCCTGCTGGCCATATAGCTGGCCCTGGCCAGCGGCTCCGGTCGTCGCGACACCGATGTTCGACGCCAGACCGGAGAGGAAATCCTTGTATTTGGTGGAGTCATAGTCGCTGGCAAACTTGATCGTATCGGCCGAGGTATTACCGCCGCCAAGCTGGCCTCGCGCCGCGGCCCGTCGCTCCAGATCGTTGATCCCCATGTCGCGACCAGCAGAATAGCCTGGCAACGACCTGTAGAGGTCGCCAGCGCGTCCAATTCCCTCTGCGCCATTGACGCCCGTAGCGTCCTGAAACACATCGTAGCCCTTGCTGCCACGTGCGTAGAGGTCGGAAAACGGAACCCGGGCCTGGTCGTAAAGACCGGACGCTGTATTATATCCCGTATCCAGCGCGCCATAGGCTTTAGTTTCGCCGGCCCTCAAGCCGGCCGTTTTCTGCGCTGCAGCCTTCTCCTCGTTGTCGCTCGTAAAGAGGTCTGTGAACAGGTTGCCCATCAGTTAGCTCCGAATTCCCAAAGACCAGTCGTCGTATTGTAAAGTGGCGTCTCGCCATTGGCCGGCGTATCTGTAACGCTAACCGGCTGACCAAGACTGCGGCTTTCGAGGCTCTTCATGTAGTCGAAGAATATCTCGGTCGGCTTGCCCTGTGCGTCGATCCATTGCAGGTCGCGCGGCGGTAGCTGCTTTCTCATGCTGCCCTCGAACTGTCCGACTGCTGCCCATACAGGAAGCCGGCATAAACCGCGTCACTGATATCGATACGCCAGCGCCGCCCCATCCACGCCGCCCGGCCAGTCTCCGCAATCAACGAGATCAGCGCTACCGTCTGGCTTTGACGCCCAAGCTTTCGCTGAACCGGACTCGACCATAACAGGCCGTCATCGGACCATGAGATTTCGACGGTCGGGTCCGTCTGGTCAGGATCGCTGCCTGACGCCTCGCCAACGCCAGTGATGAAGTAGAAATCAGCTCTTCCAACGACCGTCCCGTAAGGGAAGTCCTGCACCGGCCCGCTCTCAATCCGGTAACGGAACGGGCTGTCAACCTCGTCTTTGGCCGAACTGACGACCTGCTGCACGTTCCCGGTTTCGGTATCGCCGCACAGCCATTTACCGAAGGCGTAATAGGTCTGTGTGATCCGGCTGCGGGTGTCCAGATAGCTATCCCGCTCGTGCCATTTTTCGGTATCGAGATCGAACACCCATGTCCATGTTGCGCTTGAAAGCTGAATGAACGGATGACCGCGGGAGATATAGGAGCACATTTCAAGCGTGCTTTTGTCGCTTACCGCTTCGATCAGCGCATTGAGATCCGATGGCGAAATCGTTGTCGTGTCGCCACCTGCGTATTTGTGCACCTTGTTGTCGTCCCCGACCCAGACAGGAACCTTAGAAAAGCTGTCCTCGAACCCGGTCACGCAATACGGCCCCGCGATGCCGCGAGGTATGACGAAATTCCTCGCAAATGGGAACGGCGACGTCCCGGCATTGGTCCAGACTTCCGTGGTCTTGGTGCCGAACAGAAGCAACTTGTCGCCCCATGCGATGCACCTGGTTAGCCCATCCGGCTTTGCTTCTGCCTTGCCAAACGACAGGGCGTTGACCGCCGTCGAATTCAGATCGGTTGCAAATGCCCTGCCGTCGCCGGTAGTGAACACGCCATAGCCATCGATCGTGCAGGTCGAGTTGACCGCCGGCAGGTCCGCATCAGGCCACGCGTTGGTGACCGTCGTCGGCGTGAACACCGCAATATTGCCATCAGGATCGACAAACCACTTATCGGGCGTGGTGTTGTTGTTGTGGGCGAAGAATCCCTTCTTGGTTCCGGTCATGTTGCCGACGTTGACCGAGGCGCCTCCCGCCGTCGTCAGCTTCTCCAGCTTGCCACTCATCCCGACATAGAGCACGCCACCGACTTCAAGGAAGCCGCGGCAGCCCGTTTGCGTCGTTGTTCCGAAATTCACCAGCCCCGGCGCCCGACGAATGACGAACTTGTTCGCCGCGGTCTCCCCGAGCGGTTCCGGATAGCTGTTGACCAGCCGGCCGGCGCTCTCCTGGTATTTTGAACCGGGAGCCGTCGATAGCGGAACGGGGATTGGTTTTCTCATCCGGTGGTGAAATTGAAGCGCGCCCGGCGGCCTGTTGGAATGCCGGGATCGGTCTGGAGGAATTTCCGGGTGGAGGTGGGGCGGGAAAGCGTGCGCAGGGTCTGTTCGGCCTCGATTGCAAGAGCCTTCAGTTTGGCGTCCGCCGGAAGGTTGAATTTTGACGCCGCGGCGTTGGCAAGATATGCCCCGAGCGGAAGAAACGCAGACGACTCGATCGCGCCGTCTATCGGGCCGATCTCGCCGGGATCATCAACGTAATAGATATCGAGCACCGCCAGCATCTCGACGACGGGATCGAAAACCTCGTCCATCTTGTTGATGATGGTGGCGGACGGGGCCTGACCGGGCACGATGATGCTGAGCTGGTCAAGCGCCTCGATGATAAGTTCAAGACGGGTTTTGGTGGTCATGATAGCACCTTATGGATCATCGGTGTTGCCGCGATCACGTCGATGTCCGGACTGGCGATGAAGGCAGCGAGAAGCCCGCCAGATCGCTCCTTGAAGCGCGGCGCAGCCCGGATCAAAGTTCCCAAGAACTCGGCTTGCATCACCATGTCTGGCGTGGTCAGGAATTCATGGCAGTTGCAGGACACCTTCAGCAAATTCCCGACGCCTCGGTTTCCGTAAACATGCGTGCTTTCTCCGAACGAGGATTCGCAGCCGTAAAACACCAATTCGCGATACCCGGCCTCGATCGCCAGTGCCGGCGCCGCGGTTGCCGACGTGGCCCCGTGCAGCGTTGGCCTGACCGTGCTGATGTCAGCCCCGTACAGCGCGTCGAACGTACTGGGATGGCACCACGTGGCTAGGATAGCCCGTGAAGCGCCCCTAGCGTGTGCCGCGGCCTGTGGCTGGGGGTCGATCGTGAAGAACGCCGCGTCGATCCCGCGAGACAGGCACCAGCGGAAAGCGCCGTTGATCGCCCATACCTCACCGTCAAACCCGGCCAGTTCGTCGATATAACCGGCGATCGACGGACCCCCTCCGACAACAGCCAGGCGATGCACGGCAGCAGGCTCCATTTGGGGGAAGCCAAGCTGCCGTGCATAGTCTTCATTGCGCTCAAGGTCGGCCGCAGGAACACAGCCAACCGACGTGAAGTTGATCTTCACGAGGTGGCCATCAGGCCCTTTTCCTTGAGCAGGGCGATGATCTCCTGCACCGCCGTCTTGACTGTAGCGATGGTTGCCGCGGTCGCCAGCGTGAGAACCGCTCGCTTGTCGGACGGTGTGGCGCCGTGGAAGCCGATCAGATCGGTTGCGCTCTGGCCCAGAACAGTACCGTCCGGGCCGCCATCAGATAGTTGCTTGAGTGCCATGTTGAGGGCTCCTTCAGTTAGATGTCAGCCGCGAGCGACGCGCGAACGGCCTGCCTGGGGTCGATGATGTCGACGCCGTAGAGAACATCGAGACGCCACGAACTGTCGTCGTTGGTGCCGTTGTAGTAGGGGATCACTCGGACCGAGTACCCCTTGTACGAACGACGGCCAACATCGACGGCGCCGGGCGGCTTGATCATAGGAACCATCGTGAGGGCGAACGCCTCCTTGCGGAAGAAAATGCTCTCCGCGTAGGCCGTGGAAGCCACGCCGCGCCAGGTCACCGTGTTGTCGTTGATGTCGGTGCCGGTCGAGAGGTGGCATGTCTTGTGCGACCCGCTCAGGATGATGGGCGGCCAGATCAGGATATCGCCCTCGCTGCTCGCCGCGGTAAAGTCCGACATCACGACGAACTGCTTCAGGTGAGCCAGCGGTGCCTTGCTGACCGGATTGACGTCGTACACGTCCGAAATCGTGAACGTATCGCCGGTTTTTACCGTCGAGGTTGCAGCCGCGAACCCGTCCATGTGGATGGTGATCGTGGTCGAGTCCTTGACGGATGCCCAGGTAAAGGTGCCGTCAATGATCGGCAGGTCGATCAGGTCGGTGCCGGTGCGGTCGCCCGTGGTGTGAACCGGCGTGTTCTGCGACATGTAGGTGTCGCAGCCGCCGATCATGCCAAGTTTGGCCGTCTCATACGCACTCTTGGCCAGACCCTGCATGTAAAGCGCCGTCTGGGAGCCAACCAGATCCCAGTGGTCATCAGGCGACAGTACCGCAGCGCGGCCGTCCTGTGGAATCGCCATCTTGTCCATCAGCTTCGGGGCCAGGGAGAAGTCAGCGAACGAGTTCATGCCGCCGGACGGGATGGTAACCTGGTTGGGGATATACTTGTAGAGCCCCATCACCTCGCGGTCGATCGTGTTGCAGAGTTGGATCAGCGCCGGCTTGATGACCCGCTCGGAGAGATCGCCGATCTGCAGGGTGAGATCCTGCGACGTGAATTTGAAGTCCACGCCGTCCTGGATGTCGATGGTCACAGGGATCTTGCCTTCCACGACATCCTGGACCGCCGCCACCGCTCCGCGGCGAACCGTGAAGTCCGCAGGACGGCGGATGGAGACGGTTTCACCGACCTTGTAGCCGTTGACGTTGTTGTTGAACTCTTCCTCGTAGCCGCGATGGACCAGTTTGCCCATCACGCAGTTGTTTTCGAGGATCATCACCGCTTCCTTGGCAATGATGTCCGCAGTCAGAGTGGTATTGCTCATGTCAGGTCCTTCTTGGCGGGCGCATCACTGCGTGCCGCTCTGGGACTGGCCGCCATCACGACGGGCAATCTGGGTTTAGCTTAGTGCCCCCTGCGCCTTTCGCGCCGCGACATAGGCGTCCATGTCGGCAGTCGCGAGATCGACGGCAGGCGCCGCACCGCCCTTGAGGGTGGTTGGCGGCGGCGGGGCTGAGGTTTGTTTCTTCCCGGCCGGCATACGCAATGAGCCTTCCAGCCGGCCGATTTCTCGGGCCAGCTCGCGACCGCTCATGGAGTTCAGCTCGCGAAGTTTGTCGGGATTCTTGGCAAGGTGGTAGGCAATCAGCGGCGATTTGTCGGACTGCTTGATTTCTTCCAGCACGTCCTCACGAACCGTTACGCCCTTCATGGTTCCCATCACCTGGTCGAAATCGGCGATGGTCTCACGCGCCTCTTCGATGCGGTCGAGATGGGCAATGTCCCGTTCCCGACGTGCTTCGACCTGACGCTGTTGCGCTGTCGTCTGCTCTCTGGCGTTCAGCTTGCCTTCGACCGCCTTGCCGGCCTCGTAAGCTGCCCTGGCGGCCACGTAAGCCGTCCAGTCGCCGTTGAATTCCTCCTCCTTGGGAGGCTCGTCCTTGGCCTTGTCGCCGTCCCTTGGGGACTGGCGTTCAAGCTCCTCCAGACGCCGTTCACGCTCGCGCAATTCGTTGAGGAGGTATTCCTCCCGGCGCTTGGCACGCTCTGAGCCAGTCCGCTTTCGCCGTCGTGGCTGTCCGTCCTCGCCGGTTTCGGTGCCCTCGCCTTCGTCGCCCTTGTCATCGCCTTCAGGTTCGGCTGCTTTCGCCCCGTCGGGCTTGGCTTTCGGAGCCGGAGCGTTGAGATCGCGGGTTTCGTCGGCAACAGGGTTCGTCTCACCTTCGGCCGGCGGTGACGCCTGCCCGTTGGTTTCGTCTGCCATATGGTATGCTCATGAAAAAGCCTCCCGAAGGAGGCACAATCGCAGCGCCGGCTACCTCATGCAGCCAGCATCACGCGAAACTTAGGCAATCGCCTTGACCGCGACCTTCTCGCCGATACCGATCGGCGTGTCGAAAATCCATCCTGCAGGAATCAGTCGCCTGGCCGTCGTGGCATTCGTGGCCGTCGTGGCTGTGGTATCCGGAGCGCTGCCAACGGCGACATAGCAAGCGGTGTCGGTTGCGACCCTCGCCATCTCGACGCCGGCAGCGGCCTCTGCCGCGGTCACGGCGGTTGCAAGCTCGGCCTCGGTTCCGGAGATCGTCAGGCTTTCCTGACGGACGCAGGCCCCGTGAAGCTCACGGTTATAGCTGACCTTGCCGAGTTCAACTGATGCGGTTGCCATTTATGCCTCTGCCGGTTCCGGTTTTGCCTTCATCTTCTCAATCATGGCCTCGTGTTTTTCGTCGGACTGGCTGGAGGTGCGTTCGTGCATCTCCTGCTCTCGCGCCATCCGTGACATCTCGCCAGCGGTCCCGATCATGTGATCCTGTTCGCCGCGCTCCATGTCCGCGTCATGCGACTGGATCGTGCGCAGGTTTTCCATATGGGCGTTGGCAACATCAGCCTTGGCCTTACCGATGTTCTCCTGTGCGATCTGCGCGTCGAACTCGGCCTTGTCGGCTTCAGCCTTGGCCTTGCGGGCGTTCTGGGATGCAATCTCGGTCTTGGCCTGCTGCTCCTTAACCTCGAGCTCCAGCTTCTTCATGCCGGCGGCTTCCATCATCTGCTGCGCTTGCATTTGCTTTTGCTGCGCCTGCTGCTCGGCCGCCATTGCCGGATCAGGCTCGGCATCGGGGTTCTCTTCCCGTTTCTTCTGTTCCAGCATCTGCTTGACCGCAGGCGGCTGCATGACCTCCAGCCGTTCTCCGATTTCCTCGGCGTTCGGCCAGTCCTGACCCTTGGCATAGAGATCCCCAAGGATGGGCGCCGCCTCCGGGAATACCTGGATGAACTCCCGCATGCCCTCCTTGGCTTCCTGACGCTTGGTCGAATAGGACGGTCCTACATCGAGCGTGACGTCATAGGCACCGACCGTCACGTCGTTCTGGATCGTCTCCTGACCGTTCTCGATCACAGGCTTGTTGATGTCGACGACGCTTTCCTTGCCGTCGACGCCGATAATCCGCATCTGGCGCTGGGTATCGTAGATGTGCGGGATCAGTCCGAGCAGGATCTGACCCGTCCGCTGAATCGCCATGTTGAAATTGTCGATGTAGACGAACGTTCCGGTGTCGCCTTCCTGCTGGCGGGCGATGATCGCCTTGCCGGAGGTTTCGTTGGACTTCTGGCCGAGGCCGGGATCATAAATCCCGATGACCCGCTTCATGTCGTCGAGCGCTTGCTGCTTGCCGATCTGGATAGCCTGCGACGGGACCGGCGGCTGTACACGCTGCGGGGCGCCTGGAGATTGCGGGTCGGCATCGTAGATCAGAACCGAATGGTTCTGCGTGTTGGCCGTTTCCCACTGGTCCATGTGGTTCTGGACCTGCTTCAGCGTCGCCATGTACGGCGCCTTGGGCTGCAAAGCAGTCGTCTCAGCATCGGCTGACGCGTAGTAGTTCACCATCCGCTGCGGATCACGGGCATAGCGCACCACGCCGTGGCGGTAGACCTCGCGGCCGATGAACACCTCTTCCCCGATGCACGGCACGATCGGGATGTCTGGCCCGGGCCAGTCCATTTCCTCCAGAATATCGTTCGCCGTGATCAGATAGCGGCAGACCTTGAAGCTATCACGCTGCTCGAACCGAAACCCCTGCGACTCGTAGAACTCAGCCGCACTGGCCAGTTCCGCCTTGCCGTACCCTTCCGTCTGGTCCGTGATGTCGTCGATTGCGCCGTCAGGAGACAGCACCAGCGACCGCTTGATCGGCTTCTTGACCCAGTATTCCGAGACGCGGATGCTGTCACCGGAGTACCAGCTTTCCTGCGAATGCTCCATCGTAAAGGCAAAGCCCTCAGCCTTGGCGTCAGGGTATTTCTTCTTGAACTTGCGCCGCGAGATGTCGGACGGCACATGACAGAACATTGCGTCTTCTTTGGTCGGTAACTCCGCGTCAGGATCCCAGAGAACGCTAACGCCGTCCTTGATGCCGGAGATCCTCAGCTCCTGATTGAACGTCGTGGAACTGGCGTACTCCGTCGTCACGCGCCAATGACCGATACCGCACGCAACCTGGCTGTCTCCCGCCGTCGTGTAGACATGCTTGGCAAACGAGCGGTTCTCGATATAGCGGACCATGCCGGCGATGTTGCCAGCCGTCTTAATGTCTCCGCGACTGTCAACCGGGTTGACCTTGATCGCCGGCCGCATCTGCCGCATGTCGCCGGTTACCTGCCGGATGAACTGCGGGATGGTGTTGATGACGAGACATGGCCGATCGGCGCGGACATCAAGCGCGGCCTGATCCCACTGGTCTTCCTTCCGGCCCCTGCGGAATCTCAGGTCCTCGTTGGCCTCGTCGATATTGGTGCGTTGGAACTCGTAGGCGGCCTCGTAGTCCTCAAGGGCCTGACGCAGGATCTCGTCATCGCCCGCCTTGCGCTTCCTTGCGTCCTCTGGCTTGTCGGTGGCGTCGTATACCATCAGGCGCCCATCCACGAACCACGACGGGCGGCACCTGCCTTGCGCAACCTCGGTTCAACCTCGGCAAACCGCTTCATCATCAATGCGTACCGGGTTGCCGACAGGAGGTCATCGCGCTCTTTCACGATCTTGCCGTCTTTCCGGTGGTAAAGCCTGAATTCATCGAACCATTCTTTCAGGTGGGAAAAGACCTTGAAGCGCCCTGTCTGCATCAGATCCAGCATCTCGATTACGCCAGCTTCAACACCATTGCCGCCATCCTCGAACGTAGAGCGCTCTGGGAGCGTGTTGAGGCCCTGATCTTTGTAGAGGCTCGCCAACTGTTCGCCGCTGCCCTTATCGTGTTGCAGGCCGTCGTGGGGCCATGCACAGGGTATCCATGCGCCCCAAGGCTTGACCGATGCCGTATGCATGACAGGCGTTGATTTACTCTCGCGATAGCAGGCCGTGACATACCAGACATCTGCATCCCGGTCCCAAGCGCATGACGCGGCTGCGAACGGATGGTCCCAGCCAAAATCTAAGCCGTTGATGCGCGCCCAATCGTGCGGGATGCTGAACGCATCAACCGTGATCTTTTCTTCCGCAATTGGGAACACTCGACCGCTTCCAAGCGTCGGTATACCCTTTACGCGAGCTTCCCGCTCATGCTCCGGATAGCTCGCGATAATCGCCGCGCGTTGCTCTGGTGTGTAGTGGTCTGCATCCTCAATCGTCATACGAACGATTGAGCGTGTCATTCCAGACCGCATTCCTGGATGAACATGTAAACCACGTCCGACATGCCGAGCAGCGGGGTAAACGTCAGCATCGCAAACTGACCTCGCTGTCCGTTGTTTGTCCGCGTCAGGCCTTCAGTGTAGATATCCTGTGGTGGTTCCTCATCGAACCACACCCCGTCTACAGTTGGCCCCTGCCACTTCTCGCGGCCCTTCTCGTAAGCCTTGAAGGCCACAACGGAAATGCCGGCCTGAACATCGCCGCCGCCACCCCAGCGAACTTGAACGTTATCCAGCAGATTAGGAACGCCCATAGCGCGATCCCAATCAACCAGCGCATCGCCCGGCAGAAACCCTGTGCCCCATTCCTCTTCTTTCGGAGGGGGCCCAACCAAGATGCGCTGCGGATTATCCCGAGTACTTTCACCTGTGACAGACCCAGCCCAGAGCAATGGAGGCTTGTCGAACACCGCGCCGTGCCACCAGTCTGGATAGCGACCAGTTGCATGAATGGCCCACTCAGCGCCACCAGCAACTGTCTTTCCTAACTGGTTTCCGGCCATAAACAGCCGCTCGGTGTGGCTCAAACCGTTAGCGTGGAACAGCTTCTGCTTGGGATAAGGCTTGTATCGAAATAGCTTAGTGCGTGACAGCCGGCGGCTCATCTCCGCGGCCAACGTCGCTCGTTCCCTCAGAACTGAGGAAAGGTCGAATGACGGAGTCGAGTTGTCGGATGCGCTCGATAAGCTGCTCATCGGTCAGGTCGGATTCATTGGTGATCTTCAGCTCCTTCGGCAGAATGCCGGCAATCACCTTCAGGTAAGCGTCAGGCTTTTCGGTCCGCACCTGCACAATCGCGGCCTCACCATGCTCCTGGAAGTCGGCGTAAAGCTTCTGGATGAACTCCTCGCCAAGCTTGTTCCGAGAACCCTTCTCACGCCCTTTTGGATTGCCCGACTGTCCGGGCTTGAAAAGGTGTTCCGGCCTCTGTTGATCGTCTGCTGATGCAGTCATATCCTAAACCGTTTTGCCTTCGATCCTGTCCAACCGCACGATGATCTTGCCCAAGGCGTTCTTGAGCGTCTGGTCGCCCGATTTCGTCAGCTCGGATATGTGGCCGCGGATTGCCGCGAAGTGATCGACGGGCTTGGCTTCTGCCGTTCGAACGGGCTGTTTGGCCGGCTCGTGCAGCAACCTATCTTCCTTGGTGGTCATGTTCAGCTCCTAAGCGTGATGCACGCCCCGAATTCAAATCCCCACCACACGCCCTGCACGGCATCGCCGCCCCTCCGCAATGACAGGCGTCTTTCCTGTCGCTTGTGATGTCAGAAGGCTTGTCGGGATGGGTTTCACATACCCAGTTGTTGTCGCAGATGTCGCAGGGCATAAGGCACAAGCCTCCCGGCGGGTGAAACGCTCATCGGCCGCACGTATATGGAACTGATTTGCCGGGTTTGTCATTCATAACCGATTAATCCGGCTTTGATCTGCGGATAGCGCGAGCAGCCAGCCGCCATGCCTGCGCGTAAGTCGGGTTGCCTTCAAGGCTCTCCACGATCTTGGCGGCCCTCTCAAGGGCGCGGCGCTCAATGTCCTCGCGCTCAAGCTTGGTGATGGTGGTGAATGAAACCGCCTCTGGCGCATGGTCCAGCATCGTCATGCCGCCCTCACGTTGCTGATATTGAGCTGGCCGTATGTGTTCTCGTCCAGAAGCTTAAAGATGATGGTGCGCTCCCTGCGGCCTTCCTTGGCGGTAACCGTGGCCAGCTTGTCGGCGAACTCTCCCTCCATAAGCATGATCCGGGCGCCGATCGGAAGCGTCCCCCGTGTTTCATCCCACTCGCCGGCCATCTGTCGGAGCCGCATGCTGGCAATCCAGTCCGAGCTGAACGCCGCCGGCTGTACGCGATCGCCGAAAGGCGTTTGCTGCCATGACGACAGGACCGACTCGATTCCGTTTACCGCCCGAACAGCGTAGAATGATTGCTGATCGTTCTTCGGATCTACCTCGACAAAGATATAGCGGCCGAGCAATGGCCTGTCCTTGGCCTTCCTGACGCGGGCATGGGCCACCCAGCGGCGGACCTTGGGGTAGAAGGTCCGATAGCCAAGCTCATGTAGACCTAGCGCCGCGCGGGCTTGGCAGTTTGGGTTGGTCACCGCGCAGAACCACTGCGATGTTGCGCTGATCGGGAACTCTGTCTGCTTTTCCTCGATCAGGTCTACAAAGCCGACGTGCTGGCCAACTTCATAGACCGTCGCCGGAATGCCGATCTTGCGCGGATTTCTCATTGAGGCCTCGGGCATGTTAGGTTCCTTCGCCGAATGTGATTTCAGGAGTGCCTTCCCAAGCGAAGCGAGCGACCCAGAGCCCCCTTCTGCCGTCTGAAGCATTTCCATATTTCCACCACATCGGCTTTGCTTCCTTGGACCACTCCACGAGTTTCTCGTAGCGAGGATGCCCCTCTGGAACGAAGATCGTTGCCAGATATCCTTGCGGACGATCGCGCAAGAGCGGAGCTGGAAGACGCTCCTTGAAGGCTGGCCGCTGCTTTCGAAGCCTCTCCAGGAACGCGACATGCTCGTTGCAAGCATCAACAATTTCGCTCACCGTTGGCGGGAACTTTATCCGCCGTTGGATGCCTGTCCGCGGGTCGCAAACGTAGGTGATTACCTCGTCCGGGTAGCCCTCCAGCACAGCTCCTACGTTGATCTTGAACCCATCAGGATCGGCGTATTGGTCAATTCGATAAGCGGTAAACAGGGCCGCCTGGCAGCGCAAAATCAGCGCCTTCCGACTGTTCGAGTTCGGCAAGTTCACGACGGATGGATGCGACGAGACTGCCGCCGGATCGATTCTGAGATGTTCCATGTGTCACCGTAACCTTTTCTGCTTCGCGGACTTCCACAACAGGCAGCGGCGCCTGTCGCTTGGCGAAGGCGGTTGCAAAACATTTCTCGTGATACGAAAGTGGCTTGCCGGCGTTCTTGCGAGCTTCGGCGTCAATCAGGTCAGGCGTCCATCCGGCGCGCTCCCACTCGATCGCTCGCCAATCAACGCCCGCAAACTCAGGCGGAACTTTCAAAGGAGTGTCGAAGCCAAGGGCTTTCAGAAAAGAGGTTGCGAGAACCTTCGATCCTTCCGTGAACGCGCTCGCGCGCACATCTCCTATCCTATCTTCTGTTTCTGACTCTGTATCTGGGGGCGTTTCGGTAACGTCCGATGAAACGTTTCTCTCGCGTTTCCTGAAACGTTTCACGCGCTCGGTTGAAACGTCCGACTTGTATTGGCGACCGTTCCAATTGTGTGGCGCGAATCCCGTTTCGGTTTTGTCGAGAAGCCCAGCAGCATGAAGCTGCGACAATATCTGAGCCGCCTTGGTGGGCGCGATCCTAAGTGTGAATGCTATATCCTTGAGTGCAGGTAACGCCCCGTCATTTCCCGACGCTATGCACATCAGGTTGAACCACGCCCGGAACAGCGCGTCAGAAATAAGCTGAAGCTTCGGATCGTTGACAGCTTCGTTATAGGCTCGCCACCAGTGGTTCACAGCATCCCCATGGCGTGCATGTAGGTCTCCAGGATGGTTTCCTGCTCCTGCCGTTCGTGGGCATCCTGCTTCCGCATCCGCACGATCGTGCGTAGCGCCTTCACGTCGTAGCCGTTGCCCTTGGCCTCTACGTAGACATCGCGAACGTCGTCGGAGATTGTTTTCTTTTCTTCCTCCAGACGCTCGATGCGTTCGATGACGGATCGTAGCTGGTCTTTTGAGAATTTGGTGACAGCGGATTCGGCCTCGCTGTTGTGACCTATGCTAGGCTCGCTCATGCTACGCTCTCTGTTGGAGTGGATGGAACGCGGCTCAACTGGTTGAACTTGATCTCACACGGGATAGGACAGTCACAGAGCCACGCCATTTCGATTCCGTAGGTGTGGTGGTGCATGGCCCCGTTCGGGATTAGCGTCATCCAGCCTCGCTTTAAGTGGCTCTGGATCTGGGCGTAGCGGACGAACTTGAGGGCGCGCGCGTTCACAGCATCGCCTCCTGCTTTGCGGGCTTGGGAGGCTCTACAAACATGTCGGGGGCGTCGACGGCAGCTTGGATGCGCTTGCAGGCAAGATCGAAATACTTCTGCTCGGACTCAATTCCAACGAAGCGCCTGCCCTTCTTGACGCACGCAATCCCCGTAGTGCCGCCCCCCATGAATGGATCGCAGATTAGTTCGCCAGCCGTTGTGAAATCTGCTATGATCTCGGCCATCAGTGGCAACGGTTTTTCGGTCGGATGTTCGCCTTGCCTGCTAATGTTGACGCAATGAGTATAAACGCCCCGCTTACCGCCAGCATTCCAGCTTCGATGGCCGACCCCGCACCATGCAACAGCGGCGCACTCGGCTCCGCGGGCCGGTCCCTGCCCATTAAAACGGGGGGTGGAGTCCGGCTTTACCCAGAACAGTGTTTGATCCCATTTGCCGCCCGCCGTCTGGATATCATCGCGCCAGGCCCTGATGCCCTCGGCCAGAGAGAACGCGATTAGCCACCCTTCGCTGGCGTCGACCATCAATTTAGAGAACAATGATCGATCGGCATTCACTCCGACGAACCCGAGAGTGTCATGCCGAGACCATTTTTTGCCATCCGTGCGGATAGAGCGCGCCGAACCGAACACCCGGTGAAGCTCATCCTCATATGGCGGGTCGGTTATGACCGCGCTGACCTTTCCAATAACAGGCAGCACTTCGCGCATATCGCCCAGATAAAGCTCGACGCCTTCGGCTAGGACTTCCTTGCGCATCATGCGGCTTTCCGTTTGATCTCAATCTTCAACTGCCTCAGCAGCAAATTCCCCAGCTTGGCTTCAAGCTTTGTCTTGCGCTCTGAGCGGGGCTTGGCTCGGCGGGCGGCGCTGAGGGTTTCGTGGTACTGCGCGGCGATAGTTTTCATGTCTTACCTCCCCTTGATTGGGCGGACGCCGAGCCGGCGCTGATAGGCTGCAATGGCCCATGGATTCAGGTGACGAACGCGAAGCTCATCCGCCAATATCTGCGGATCGACCAGAGCATTATCGCTGACGTGTGCAGCGAGGCCCTGGCCCTCGTAGGCTCGCGCAAAAAGGTGGACGGGGGATTTGGTGCTCTGCCAGTAGATGGTCACTGCACGGCCTCCAGAAGGGCGCGGCGGAAGTTAATGCCACGCATGCGGCGGCGCCTGGCTTCGCGCACGGCTTCATCAACCGTTCTGGTTACCACCCGCGTCAGATCGAAGTGCGGGCCGCAATAGCTTTGGCCGTCAACCTTCGGATGGTCGCAGAATAAAAACGGGCCATCGCCGTAAGGATATCTGCAGCCTTCCGGGGATAGATCAATAAGAGCCACGTTACGCGGCTCCACCTCGGCGCAACGAAGCTTGGCGCTTTCAAGGGTCGCGCTCTCGATGATCCTGATGGCGTTGCTGTTGGAGTTAGCGCGGACCATGCGGATTGATTCTATCCGCTGCCTTTTAAGCCGCGGCGCTCTCATGATCTGCCCTCTCAGGGGGAGTTTGAGCCGATGGATGCGCCCGATGATGGCATTGCGGGTGAAGCCGCAGGCCATTTCTGCCGCGATCTGCGAGGCTGACAGGCGGCCTTCCTTGGTTGGTTCGTATAGCTTCCTGAGAAGGTCGTCCTGCTCTGCCGTCCAGTGCTTTCCGCGCATCACTTCAAGCCCCCTTCCAAGATTTCACGAGCCGCCGCAAGCTGAGCTTCAGCCGATGCCAGCGAGTCATCGCGATAGTTCGAACCAATTTGGCGAGCGAGATGGACTTCATGCTCTAAGCCTTGAATTTCATTTTGGAGAACTGCAACGAACTCGGCGCGAATGCGCTCCATCAGCCAGTTCGGAATGACCTTGCTTCGAAATCTCCTGATGTTCTCCAGCGTGCCTGGAGCCGTCTTCAGTTTGCGCGCGATCTCCGGCCGAACCTCGTTGATGGTTCTGTTATTCCGCTTGGCCTCGGCGTTCTCGATCTTGGTGACGAAGTGATGCGCGGTTGAAAGATCCGCTGTAGCGGTACTCATCTGGATAACCTCTCCATCTCGGATGGATGCCATGTTATAATTCCTCTGCCATGTTGAACCATGGTCAGAGATACTCAGGATAACGAACCATTCAGTTTCATCACGCTCAGCGCTGCAACGCGAAACGTGACGCGATATCTAGGTCTCGACGAAAAGAAGGATGAAGACACTGGCAACAAGCGCAACCGCGGTGATGGTCCCAAGGATCACATCCCTGATGAGGCCGCCGATATCGAGCGTCGGATAGCTGATATCCTCGCTATGGAGAATCGATTGCGCAGGAAGAGGATTTAGATCGCGCGGCGCGTAGATGTCGTGCGGGTGAGAGCCGGGAGACTTGCCGTAGCCGCCCCCAAAGGAAGTCTCCCGGCGGCTTATTCCGTAATTGCGAGTCATGCCGAAGCCTCCGGCACTACCCATTGGGTGCGAAGGCGCGGCTTCAAGTTGCGACGCTTTGCCAACAGGCCCGGATAGGTGGGATGAACACCGTAGCGCGAAGCAATGAGCGTGATGTTTTCGCCGGCTTCGTAGGCCTTGCAGATTTCAGCCTTCTGTTCCTTGCTCAGTCGCGGACCGCTCACGCTCGCCTCGCAATGTCTGGAATGCTGTTGATGGAGATCGAATCTTGCGGGCGCGGTGGCGTCAGCCGCGATGCCATAGACGGTTGTTTGCTCTCGTCTCCGAGTGCCTCACCGCAAGAACTGGAATTAGCATCGACGGCCGCCACCTGGGACAGGAGCTGGGGGGCTGTGACGACCGTCGAGCATTCCCCGAAGGGAATGGTGTTCAATTTTGACCATTGATCGCGTGCGAAAAAACGTGATGAAGCTAGAGCGCGATTTCGCGTTGTCGCTGTCATGTTTCCGACATATGCTAGCCCGAGGGACGCCACGAGTTTGTTGCGGGGGTGCATATGGACGATACGGAACTGATCTTGCAGGCCGCGAGCCTGCCGCCCGTTTACGTCGATGGATTCGGCGCGTTCCGCAAAGTGAATGGAGTGCTGCGCTGCGTCGGCTGGGTGATCGATGCCGGCGCGCAGTTGAATTTGATCTGTTCCCTCACGGGCGCCGAGCAGAGCAACCGTGCTGCACGTCACGTTCTCGACGGGAAGGCTGTCGCGTGCATGCACATCTGGAACGGGGTAAGCCTGCGTCATTGAGCAAGCTCCAGCGACTGATAATCGTCGGCTGTGGAAGCGCCCTTCGTGAATACCCTTATCTTCTCGATCGTCTCCCAGTTCGGGCGAAGTTTCCGGCGCCGAATCCGGCTGACGGTTACGCGCGATCGCTTGATGCCCGCCGCAACAGCGTCATCATCAAGATTGTTCAAGGTCATGTAATCGGAGAGGTGCATGTTTAGCGTTGTACGCCCGGCGTACAGTCGCCGTCAAGCCCTTTTGTACGCGAGGTGTCGTTTTCATCGAGCGCGGCGCCGTGCATGATGCGTACATGGCGAAAAGGTCAACAAAAACAGGGCTGGCGAGGTTGCGGCCGCTTTATCAGCGGACCTTCATCCGGGCATGGCGCGAAAAACGCAAAATGTCGCAAGAGGAACTGGCGGCCAGAGTCGGTGAGTACCTGGAAGAAAACGAAATCAGCGAGAAGGGCTATAGTCACGCCAGTATCGGCCGTATCGAGAATGGCCGGATGCCCTACTCGCAGCCAATTATAGAAGGCATATCTAAGGCCCTTGGGGTACCTGTGGCTACGCTGATAGCGCTCCCGCCCCCAGACGATGATACTGAGCCGCCGCCAGACCAAGAGGCTCTAATGGCCCTTTGGAACAATGTCTCCCGAACAGTGGGACGTAGGTAATAGTTCTCCTTCCGCTATTCCCGGCAGTAAGCCAAGCGGCCTGAGGAGATCGGATAGCGCGTATACCTGGGATGCCCTATATCGGGGGCCAGCCGCCCGGCACGCAGTACACTGCCTTTAAAGTCCCAGATGCGAGCATGGCCCCGTCAGCATTTGCTCGGGTCGGAAGCCCTCATTGAGGTGAAGATCCCCCGCGCGGCGCCTCCGGAACCGCCGGACCGTGTGAACATCTACGCAGCAGCTCAATCGGTATTTTGTACCGGGCTGGACAATATACGTTGCGACGCCTATATCTGACCCAACGGTCTGGGGATTGTCCTTCAAGCCTTCCCAGATCAGCCCGGCCGATTGTCACGAATCGGGTCGGGCATTTTTCTATATGTGCCGTTCACGGTACGTTCGCAAGACCCGAACCCTCCCGAAATTATTTGTACGCCTCACGTACGATTTCGGTTGACTTCTCCTGTACGCCGGGCGTACAAATAGAAATCAGCTCAGGCAACCGCCGGTCGAGCGAGGGAATACCGAAATGTCAGACGCGCAGTTCTACGGCTTCACCTCCCTGATCGCGTTGCTGGCGGCGCCGTACATCGCGCTGCTGTCTGCCCTCGTGTGGCCACTCTAATGCTCGCCCGCACCCCACAGGACGAGCCCCAGCACGCCGCGCATGTACTCGACTACGCCCTTCGGGCCGCGCTCAAGCACCTTCGGGTTATCGGCGCCTGCAGTCGCATGGCTAACCGGAAGCTGACTGACGACGAGTTCGACGACAACCAAGAGAGCATTCAGAACGGTGAAGGGGAGATTTACTAATGCACACATCATTCAGCGATAGCGACGTACTCGGAAAATTCACCGAACCTCGCGTTGAACAGCGAGTCGGAGAAGCTTGGCAACAGGTCTGTGTCGCCTCCCTCATCGGTCATTGCGAGGCGGTTGTCGCCTCTGGCCGGCTCACCGAGCCCTCCGAGCAATCGCTGCGCTTTCTCATAGCCGAGACGCTTTCGGCGTTTGGAATGCAATCCCATCAGCTACTCGAAAATGAACTGGCCGCGATTCGGAAGTGCATGGAGAGAACATCGTGACGCTCGCCGACTGGGACACCAAAGTCCGCCCTCACCTGAACTTCATCCGCTCCGGCGCCGAAATGGCCGCGCGTCATGCCCGTCAGTTGCCGCTCAGGCCGGCATTCGAAAGCAAGGCGCAGGACGAACTCGCAGAAGCCCGCACGGTGCTGGAAGCGGCCTTGAAGCAGATCGTTACGGCGCAGGAGACCTACGCGAGCAAGCCGCTGGAGACTGTGTGATGTTTTCGGACGAAACCAAAGCCGCTCTAGGCGCCAAGCTCTCGCCTGCAAACGTCAAGTCACGTCAGCAGGGCGGCAGCAAGGTCAGCTATATCGAGGGCTGGCACGTCATAGCGGAGGCCAACAGGATATTCGGATTCGATAATTGGACCCGCGAAACGATCGACATCAAGTGCGTTTCCGAGAAGGAGCGCGAGATCGGCACAGCTAGGAACCCAGGTTGGGGTGTCACCTATCTCTGCAAGGCCCGCGTGATCGTTGATGGCGTCGCGCGCGAAGGCTGCGGCGCGGGCCATGGCATCGACCGCGACCTCGGGCAGGCCCACGAAAGTGCCATCAAGGAGGCCGAAACCGACGCAATGAAGCGCGCCTTCATGACGTTCGGCAATCCGTTCGGCCTTGCCCTGTACGACAAGACGCAATCGAACGTCGGTGATGAAGCAGACGACAGCGCCGTGCGGTACGTCGCCGACTGCAAGGCCAAGATTGCAGGCTTCCCCGATCAGGATCCCCGCATCCTGCCGTGGTGGGATGGAGAGAAACAGGCGCGGCGGGATTTCGGATTGAGCAACGATGAAGTCGCGGAGCTGAAGGCGCTCGTCATCGCCAAGCTACCGAGGAAGGTAGCGGCATGAGAGACCGCATCGACACAAGAGAGGCTTTGCGCCTGTGGCTGATCTGGCGGAATTGGCGCGAGGTTGCCTGCCGCCTGATCCGACCGAGCGGCCAGAACTATACTGCGGAAGCCGCTCGCAAGGCTGTCTGGGAATACCATAGAGGTTTGAGATGACTATCGCCGATCACGCCCGCAACCAAGCCATATCGCTCGAAGCGAAGAAGGATGCCCTTGCCCAGCGTCAAAACGGCGACTGGAAGGTCTCCTTCACGGTTCAAGGCATCGATATGGATACGCGCTTAACGCAAGCCCCGATGGGCACGCGCTACGCCGTGGTACTGGTCGAGATCGGCGATGATGAACAGCCCGTCAACCGAAAGGAGGCGATGCCAAATCACCCCACTAAACCCGCAGTTGACGCCCGGCCCCAGCCTATCCAGCCCCAGGCTGGGGCCAAGCGGGAGAAGATGGACTGGCGCGAGGTGCAGCCTGCAGCTCAAGCGGCCCTGCGATGCGACCAACCAGCGTTCCAAGCATTTTTGCGTGAAGAGCAGGGGTACATCAACGTCATCGACAAAGACAGCGCCGCTGACGCACTCAGGCATCTTTGCCTAGTGAAGTCTCGATCGGAGTTTTCGACAGATCATCGCAAGCGCGTGCTTTGGAAGCAGCTAGACGACCAATTTTCAGCTTGGAAGGCCCTAGAGCATGCGTGAGCTACCGGAATGGATCGGTAAGACGCCGGATACGCCAGCCCCTCCGCGCGTCCGCCTGCGGGTGTTCGAGCGCTACAAAGGCACTTGCTATATCTCCGGCCGCAAGATCATGCCCGGCGACAAGTGGCAGCTCGAGCACCCGCAGGCGCTTATCAACGGCGGCGAGAACCGGGAGAGCAATATGGCTCCGGTACTGGTTGAGCCGCACAAGGTCAAGACCGCGCATGATCTGGCGCAGAAGTCCAAGGACTACCGGGTTCGGGCAAAGCACAATGGCATCAGGAAGCCGAGCCGCTTCCCAGGTAGCCGAGACAGCAGGTTCAAGAAGCGGATGGATGGAACGGTGGTGCTGCGATGATCCAAAGCGCCGCCGCGACCTCCCTCATCCTGTTCTGCATCTACAGCTTCAGCGGCTGGGCGAATGGAAGGATTCCGCTATGAGCGAGACAAAGCCAATGACGGCAACACACACGCCGACGCCGTGGGCAATTGGGCGGCTTGAACGTCAAATCGTGCGAGAGGTGCCGGACCTCTGTGACTCGGCCGATTGCTACATTTTGGCGGAAGCAAGGTTTCACGGTCTTTTGCCTCTAGAAGAGGCTCGCGCCAACGCCACCTTCATCGTCGAGGCCGTGAACTCCCACGAAGCCATCAAAGAGCAGGTGGCGTGGTGGGAGGAGCAAGGTCGCCAGCACGTAACCCGCATCGAGGCTCTGGAATCCGAACTCGCGAGCTGCCGGGAATGCCGCGCCAATCTCGACTGCCTGTCGCGTGGCGCTGTCCACCCATTTGACGCGGACGTGTCGGATGGCGGTGCTGCACTGGCTCGCGCGCTATCTGTCCCGGTACGTGATGACGGGGCTGCCAGATCATCCGAGCCAGAGCCGGCAATGTGGCAATGGCGACATCGGGATGCGCACGCTGGTGCTCCTTGGAGCGCATGGTCTTCAGTTAAAGGGGAAATATCCGATTTTCGTCAGCTGTGGAAAAACCAGATGAAGGGCGATCCCAATAAGGTCGCTGTAGAAGTTCGCCCGCTGTACGTCCAGCCAAAGGACACCGCGAAATGATATGGGAAACTATCGGCGCAGAGCTGGGCGCCGTCGTTCTCTTCATCCTCGCCATGTTCGTCGGCTCCTACCTGCTTGGCTGCATACAAGGAACCTGACCATGTACGGCACCAACCGCAGCACTCTCGGCCCTCGCCCACCGCGAGAAACCTTGTGGGAAGCCATTGTCTCACTGTGGCGTGACCTGAGGGGAATCCGATGACGCCCATCCAGCAAGCTATCGCAATCCTGGAAGAGGATGCCTTTACCAACCGGATCGATCGCGCGCTGGAAGTGCTGCGTGGAGTACCGCGGGAATCGGAGCAGCCACAGACACTATGGTGCATGATCGCGGCTGTTTACGGCCATCTGGACGCCGAGGACTGCGCTTTTGTCGATCGCGAGTGGGCGAGGATGCGCGGCTACGTCCTTCCGGCTGACGGCACCTGCACGCTCACGCGCCCGCAGCACGGCGCTGAAGAAAAGGTAGCGCGCATCAAGGCTATCGGGGATGAAGCCGCAGCCGTACTTTCCGACACGCGCCCAGACCGGCAGAGCAAATGAGCGCCTATTACAACGAAATAGACGGAGCAGCCGCGGCGATTTTGCGGGAGTTGATCGCGCGTAACGTGATCCCGGCCGGCGACGTCGATACCAGATCAATCAAGGAAGTAACTCCCAATGACATCCGAGGATACACCCAGTGCCATTTCTTCGCCGGCGGCGGTCTCTGGCCCGTCGCAGGGCGGCTTGCAGGATGGCCTGACTGGCGCCCCATCTGGACCGGGTCGTGTCCGTGCCAGGGTGAAAGCCTCGCTGGAAAGCGACTTGGAGCCGATGATCCAAGGCATTTGTGGCCGGACTTTTTTCGCCTCATTAGTGCCCGGCGGCCCCCTGTCGTCATGGGAGAGCAGGTTGCGGCAGCGGCTGGCACACATTGGCTCGACGGAGTCTGCGCTGATTTGGAAATCGAAGACTACGCCGCAAGGGCGGTCGATATCCCGGCTTGTGCCGTCGATGCGCCACACCAACGGAACCGACTTTATTGGGCAGCGGTGGACAACCGTGTCAGCGCGCGACTGGAAGGACAGCGCCGGCATGTCCCTAGCGCCCAGGAAGGACGGCGCATCGCGGGTGGATTTGCTCCCGCGGCAGATGATCTCTTATTCGCCAACGCCGAAAGCAGCCAGCGCCGGCGCGGACTTTGCAAAGACGGTGATTGCCTCGTACAATCCGACGCCAGCGGTAGCCGATGTGACGGGCGGCCGGAAGCACCGGAGCGGGGCGAGGAGCAACGAGCCGCTGCTGAACGGCCTGCTCACGTCCTACGAAACGGCTCCTGGTGGGCAGATGCCGAATGGATCGTCAGCCCGCTCGACGGCAAGGCTCGGCGCACCAAATCCGGCCTTCCCTTTTTGGTTGATGGGCTTCCCGGACGAGTGGATCTCTGGCGCGTTGGCGGCAATGCAATCTCGCCAATCCTCGCGTCCGAGGTCATCGCGGCGTACCTCGAAGCGGAGGGCGACCTGACAGTTTCGGACACTTCGCAACTCCACAACACGCAGGGGGAATAGATGACCACGCATTCGTTTTATTTGGCATTCAAGAAGAGTTCGCGCGGTTACGGGAAGATCATGACCCGCGTCACCGATCGCCAACCCAGCTTGGCTGCCGGAGAGGTCGCGATGCGGGTGACGTGCGATTTGCCTGACGCACTATTCCAGCGGCCGATGCTCTCGGCAAAGATCACCATTCCGAAGGATAAGGTCTCGCCGGCCACTATCGACGCTTCGGTGGCCGACAACATTGCCGAGATCATCCGGCAGAACCTTGGCGTCGATCTGAAGATCACGATCGACGGGCCGCCGTTGCCGTCTCCCCAGGAGTCCGAAACATGATTAAGCACACAAAGACGCCTTGGCGTATTTCAAGTTTCGAGCAGGGCTCGGCGGGCAGCGCTCGCGTCATCATGGGGAACGATGGGTTTTCTATCGCCCACGTAATGGATCGGACCCCGGCAGAGAATGAGGCGGACGCGGCTTTTATCGTTGATGCCGTCAACTGCCATGACGCGCTAGTGAAGGCGCTTACACTAGCGGAGGACATTCTTTCTCGCGCCCCGTTTTCGAATGCACTCTGGCCCAACGGGATGCATCCGATGACGGGCATCACACAAATTCGAGACGCGCTCGGTCTTGTGGGATCACCGAAAGAGCAACGCAATGGATGACAAGCTCAAGAAAGAAATCCTCGACGTGTTTGACCAATGGCTGGCGCTCTATGAGAACGGTCGGCCGGTTCTGTACACGCCCGCCCGCGAGTTTGCCTCGGATGCCGTCAAGGATTGCCGAGATGCCGTCGAGAAGCTGCTCAACAACGTGCCGCAGTCTCCGGCAGACCGAAAGACCGAAGCATGACTTTCGATGAATGGTTCTTAAAGGTCAGCTCGTGGGGCCTGACTTACGACCAACTGGTGAATGCCTCGTTTACCACGCCAGGCTCAGATCCCGGAGACGCGGTTTATACGAGCCCGACCGGCAACGTGATGACGCGGCATATCTGTTCGCATTGGATCAACTTCTATGGAGCCGCCAAGTTCGGTTGGAATGCGGCGCTCTCTTCTGGTGTCCGAAAGAGCAAAACGTGAAACCATATTACGAATACGCCGGCATCACCATTTGGCACGGTAGCTGCATCGACGTGATGCCGCTGTTGCCGGCCGGCACGATTGATCTGGTGTTCACGTCGCCACCCTATAATCTTGGCAACACCACGGGCGGCGGGTTCCCTGATCGCTTCGGGCATTATCGCAAATCGTCCGGAATCGCTAAGCGCGGCGGACAGGGTAAATGGGCGAAGGCCAGTGCCGCCGGCGGGCTGGCGCATGGTTATGGCGTCTACGACGACAACATGCCTCATGAGGATTACGTGGCTTGGCAGGGCGCTGTGCTCAATAACTGCTGGAGGCTCCTGACTGACAGCGGCGCCATTTTCTACAACCACAAGCCACGTGTGCTTGATGGCAAGCTGGTCAGCCCGTCCGAATACATCCCGGATTCGCTACGCAATTTCGTGCGGCAGGAGATCATCTGGAAGCGATCTGGCGGCATCAACTTCTCGCCGGCCTTCTATCTGCCAATGCACGAGCGGATATCCGTCATTGCGAAGCGCGATTTCCGCCTCAAGAGCAAGGGTGCCTCTGGCGTCGGGGACGTTTGGGATGAGCACCAGGAGACCAACAGCGCCCACCCCGCCCCCTTTCCGATCGGGCTGCCGGCGCGGGCCATCGAAACCACGGCGCCAGACCTGACGCTTGATCCGTTCATGGGAAGCGGCACAACGCTGAGAGCGGCTAAAGATGCTGGACGGCGAGCGATAGGGATCGAGATCGAGGAACGCTGGTGTGAGATGGCTGTCCGCCGACTAGAGCAGGAAATACTGCCGCTGGTGATGGCGTGACAGTTTCGGACATGACGAAAGACCGGACTACGAGGAACCCATGAGCACAGAATTTACGAAGGTCGAGCAAGTAGCCATAGCCATCCAGAATGAAGCAAAGATGCTCGCGGCGTCAATGTCTGACGGAGCATCTATGCGGTTGGCCCGTGTTGCCATCGAGGCCATGCGGGAGCCGACCGCCGATATGTTCGACCGCGGCATCGAAGCCATGCAGGACATGGATGGCGAATCCAAACAGGCCAACCTGAAGCACCTGTGGCCGGCCATGATCGATGAGGCGCTAAAATGACCACCCCGGCACCCGAGACGACCGAGCGCGAAAAGGGCAAGCGACTGACGCTTAAGCGGGCTGCCGAGCTATTTTTCGGGGATGCCCGCCACGCGTCAACCTTGCGCGCTGAGATCGATCGCGGGAACCTTGTTGCATCAAAGATGGGGCGGGCGTACTGGACGACCCTCCCCGCCCTACAGGACATGGAACAAAAATGCCGCGTCGAAGCTCAGGTGCAAGGCTCTGGTGGGATCGCAAGCGCGAGACCTGGACCATCATCGACGGCCGAGCCCGCCATCGCACAGGGTGCGGCGCTGCGGAAGCTGGACGAGCTGAGCAAGCACTTCGGGACTACATCACGGGGAAGCATAAACCGGCCGCTGGTCCGGACCCGCTCCTCGCGGATGTCATCTCGACATACGCCGAAGAGCACATCAAGCACGCCATCGCCGGCAAACACATCCAATACGACCTGAGGCATTTGAACAAATGGTGGGGAACGAAAAAGGTGAGCGATATTTCGGCGGCTACCTGCCGAGCATATGCAACTACCCGGAATGCGGGTGCGTCAAGCCGCAGGGAGCTGGCTTTCTTGAATGCCGCTATCCACCATTGGAAAGCCCACCACGCCCCACAGATGGCGACGCCAAAGATCGTGCTTCCCCCGCCTCCGGAGCCCCGCAAGAACTGGATTACACGGGACGAGGCCGCCAGGTTCTTGTGGCAGGCGCGGCGCACACCACACTTGGCTCGACTCTTCATCATCGGCTGGTATACGGGGTCGCGAAGATCGGTCATCAGCGGCCTGAAGTGGTCGATGATCGATTTCAAGACGAAGATCATGCAGCGGAAGCCGCCCGGAGCCCGGCAGGCGAAGAACAAGCAGGCGCCGCCGGTCCGCATGGGCTCCCGGCTTATCGCGCACCTGAAGCGCTGGAAGCGAATGGACGGCAAGAAGGCAGAGTATCTAATTTGCTATCAGGGCAACCGGGTGAAGAATCCCATCAAGGCGTGGGACAAGGCGCGGGTGGCAGCCAAACTGCCAGAGCACGTCACGCCACACATCCTGAGGCACACCAGGGCGACGAACATGCTCCAGCAACGGAAGGATCCCGTGGAGGCCTCCAAGGCGCTGGGGATGTCGCTGGCGATGCTGATGCGGGTCTACGGCCATCACCATCCGGACTGGCAGAAGGACGTGTCGGAAACCCGCTAAGTGTTACCGTAGGGTTACCAAAAGCACAGAAAACGCTATAAAACAGCGGTGATTTGTGCTAGAGGTTGAAATGGATGATTTGAGACGCACAGCTTAACCCATTGATCTTTCTACGTTCACGATTGGAAAATACCATGAACATACACGAAACAAACGGACGTAGTGTTACCGAAGCGTTACCCGAAAGGCTCCTGAAGCGGAACCTCGCCGAGCAATCCAAATGGCTCAACGACGATACCGGCGACCGCTCATGGGCGGTGCACCCGACGCAAGATATCCGATGGTGGATGAACGTGCAGAACGAAGCGCTGGCAAGGGGAGAGCAGAAATGACGCTAGCGCCGCCAACTGTCGAGCAGGTCAAGGAACGCCGATACGAATGCTTCATGGAGGACCACGATTCGAAGCCGTGGACGGCTGGCCAATGCGCTGGATACGCCGGCCGCGGTTCGCTGGCTACGCATCTTTTCCGGTGCAAGCGGAAAGACGGCCATGGGATCGGAGGGCTGTTCTGCAGCCAGCACGCCAAGACAGACGGGTATTGATACGGGCGGACGGCCCGGAGTGCCTAGGTGAACGTCAGACCAAGAACGGAATTGACGGCTAAGGCTTTATCTTCGTTGCTGGATTTATACCCAAGGCACATCAATCCGTCCGCTATCCAAAACATCAATTGCCGCATTGGGCGGCGCATGGAGAACCACAGTGCCTGACCTTTTCCTCGAACGCGACGCCGTGATTTCGGAATGCGGCAGGTATCGTTACCTTCTGCGCCGGACGTGGGATCACGCGCAGCCCCGATGCCTTTACGTCATGCTCAATCCGTCCACGGCAGACGCCGAGATCGATGACGCCACGATTCGGTCGTGCATCCGCCTGGCGAAGGGCATGGGCTACGGCAGCTTTGAGGTCATCAACCTCTATGGCCTGCGTTCCACCGACCCGGCCGAGCTGGTGAAGGCTGACGATCCAATCGGGCCACGCAACGCAGACGTTGGCGACGCGGCTATCAACCGGTGTGACATCGTGATCTGCGCTTGGGGTGCCCATCCGATGGCTGAGAAACGTGCCCACACCATGAAGGTTTGGGTGCGCGGCTGGAAGCCTGCCGCATACTGTTTTGGTACCACGAAGTCAGGCGCCCCAAAGCATCCGCTCTACATCAAGAGCGGAACACCCCTAACCGTATTTCAATAGTCCAGAGTTTCAAACACTCCGAAAGTGCAAATCATGACAGAAATACCTGAAATCTATCGCGAGATCTGGCGCCGCCGCCTTCATCAAGAAATGAAGGGTTACACGGCTGCCCACGATGACCAACACGCGGACGGCTCAATAGCAGACGCGGCGGCCTGCTACGCCTCGCCAAACGCCCCCTTAAAGCTTTGGCCCTGGAGATGTCCGCCACCCGACCAATCCGACCGGCGAGAGCGTCTGGTTGACGCTGCGGCGCTATGCATTGCTGAAATCGAGCGAATGGACCGCGCTGGCGGTGACGACCAAGATATCATCAGAACATATGATCCAACGATACCTTACGTCGATAGGCTTCGGCGAACCTAAGGAGGCTAGAGCCATGAGCAACCTATCTGTCTATTTCGGGTTTGTGGGCGAGGTCGGAGAGCTTTTCGCAAGAGGCAAGCATGCCGGCCTTTCCCAAGAGCAACTCATCAAGGTTCTGAAGGCGCAACTCGAATTAGAGCAGCGTTTCAAGACAGATGAAGAGCGAGGGGAGCGGTTTTACTATGGCTCATGAACCGGCAAAAGAAGCGGCAAAATGACAAACCTCGGTATGGCGCTGGCCGCCTTCCAGCAGAAGCATGATGTCGAGAACCGCGAGATGGCCAAACAGATCGGCATCCCGGCTTCTACTCTATCCCGCGTCAAAGGCGGCACCCTGCCGGATGCGCTGGGCATGGCCAAGATCATGCTGTGGCTTGCTACCGACAAATCCGCTCTTTCGTAGTGGCCGGCTATCCGAAACACTAGAGGAGAGAACGATGAACATATCACATGGGTTTCATATTTTCCGAGACGGCCCTGCCTGGTGCGCGGTCGGGCCACACTTCATCGACCTCATGAAGTCTGACGCTGGGTTTGGTGACACGCCAGAGGAAGCTGTCGCCGAACTGACCAGCAAATTCGCCAACCAATCATGGTGGCGGAACAAGCCGATGCCCAAGTTCGAAGAGTTCACGCTGTGGGTAGAAGGAGAGCCCTCGGAATGTGACGGCTCGGCATGGGATCGGTTGCCGCCTTTGGTGAAGGCGAGTTAACCGCACTTTCGTAGTCCAGACTGGCAAGGTATCCGAGCATGAGACGACCCCGCATTGACGTAGCGATCCACGCCCAGATAGACCGGCGCATAAGCCTCTTACGGGACGTGGTGCGGAGCGGTGGCCGAGACCGCTGGCCGCATCTACACTCTCACGGGCATCACTTCCCGACCGTCTTGGCTGCGGTTCGGGAAGGCTACCTCAAGGCCGAGCCATCCTATGTTTTTGAGATCACGAGATCTGGCGAGCGCTACCTGGCGGATATTGAAACCGCTCGGCTGCGCGGTCATCAGTAGAGAAGGAAAGAGCAAATGAAATCCGAATCCTTTATCGACGAATCCGAAATGGAGCGCATGCGAAAGGCCGAGATCGAGCATCCGGCAACCGAACACACGTCTGCCGGCGGCTGGTGCAGGCACTGCGGCTGCGGGAACAACGTGCTAGGCTACAAGCATCTGCCCAACTGCAAGTACCGTCCGGATTCGAATGGAGTGCGAAACAATGGCTAGAGCAGGACAGACTAATCCAGAGGCGCAGGAAGTTTATGATGCCCAAGTCGGGATGCGCGATATCTTGAGGGATTTGGTTCCGGAGGATTATCTCCCGGAAATCCTAAAGCGACTCGACCGGCTGATCGATGCGAAGATCAGGCACAATACAAACCCGAGATACTGACGGACTTGACCGAATTCCGAAAGAGGAAACTGCCATGAGCTACTACGACGTTCCAAAGGGAGAGCCAGGGTCTGACCTCGAAATCGGACGCAAGATCTACATGGCCGCGCTCGAAGACCGGCGAGGATTCCGATATGATCAACTCGGCATCGAAGATGCGGAGATCTGGGAAGAGATATTCGTAGCGATCGGCGCCGT